CCGGTGGCTGGCTGACCGCGACGTGTCTAAGTTCAACCCGTCTGCGCCGCCCATGTGGACTGAGTTCAAGGAAAACTTGATCGAGAACGGCATGAGCATCGCCGAAAGCTACATCGTGGACCTGATCCGTTCTAAGACCGGCGAGTTCGCTAGGGGTGTCGTCGCCGCGCCATTCTTCAAGTTGTGCCAGTTCCTGACGGTCAACGCGCCTGGCGGCGTCAAGATCCCGCAGGCGGCGCTTCTGCACGCCCTCAAGGAGGCCGGGTGGATAGACATGGGGCGGATTGGATCGTTCGAGCATTCCAGCAAGCGCCACATCTACGCCGCGCCTGATCTAGCGCGGACGCAGACCAAGAGCTATCTGCGAAACTTGCTGGAGCCTGCGGGTAGCACGGAGAGTAACGTAGTACCTATGCCTGGGCGGCGCTGACACGAAAGACCCCCGGCGCGTTAGCGACCGGGGGCAAGTTGCGTTTCGAACAAACACTAGGACTAGGCTACTAGACACCTCACAATCTACGCCGGAGCGGACGCCCCAGCGATCCGGTCTTTACCGGATTTGTTTAGCGGCAAGGGCCGCATGTTCATCATCTTCGCGCAGCGCGTGCGTCGCCGCAGGCCAGGCGTCTTCAATCTCGCGCGGTGGCAGATCCTCGATCACGCGCAGATTAGCGCGCAAATTCTCGATGCGATACTCCAGCGTCTCAACGGTATCGTTAATGGCGCAGGCGGTTGCGCGGTCATCAACGCCCAAAATACACAACAAATCCTCAATTTCGCGTTCCATTTCGTTATGGAACATTTGTTGTTTGCGGCCTTCACAATAATACGCCAGCGCCGCCGCTTCAGCGATAGCTTTAGCCGCAATTTGAATGCGAACGTAGATTATAGCATCATGCTCATTCACACCAATTTTAAACATGTCAGGCTCCCCTGGTTGACGGTGGACCATCGCACGTTAGCGCAATGTCGTAAAGGATTATTTTGCGGTCAGCTTGCGCCCCATTGTCGGGTTGTCGCGCCCGCGCACCTCAGTGTTAGGCCAAACCCATATCTCGCCAGTGTCGTCCTGAATGCACACCCATAGCAGGTGGTGCTCGTCGCCGTTGTCGATCAGGAAGTGGCACAGCGCCCGCCCTAGCGGCGTGGTGAGGGGGATTGTAGGGTTTAGTTGCAAGATCATCCCCGCCCCTCCGTCAGGAAGGCAGGCGCGTCCAGCGGCTCATCGCCGGGGCGCTCAGGCATCGCCACTTCGCGGGTGACGGGCGCCTGCGCCTGCGCCAGGTCGCGCAACACCAGTTCAAAGTAACCCGCGCCGTCCTGCCAATGGTCCTGAAAGCTAGGGTCGCCGCACAGGATACGCGCCACCTTGTCAGCGATGACCTCCAGCGCCTGCGCTTGGGCGACATCGAGCCGTTGCCAATTGCGTGACGTGCGCATCATGTTCTTGAACGCCTGCGAGTAGCTAGCGACTTCACGAAACAGCCCGTGGGTCTGTTCGCGCTCGTTCAGGATTTGGTCTGTGATGCTCATTTGGTGCGGTCCTTTCTTGGGTGTAGGGCGTTCATGATGGTCGTGTGGTCACGATTGCAGAAGATTCCTATCTTTTGTAACGACCACCCATGCTTGCGGAGCGCCTTGTAGACGGCGGCGCGCGCGGCTGTGTAGGGCAGGGCGCGGCTTGGACCCATCGCTTCGGTCCAAGTCATGCCGTGGGGCACGAGCGCGGCCTGAGCGATGCGCCTGGCGGCTGAGATAGTGTACTGGTACGTCATCGGTTCGGGCATCCGCAGTTCCAACTCCGGTTCGGGCGGGGGCGGTGGCGCGATCGCCACCGGCGCGCGCAGTGGTCCGGCGTTGAGACGCGCGCGCACCGCCTTGTAGTGGTCTGACAGGGCCAAGAAGTAATCGACGCTCATGGGACCATCTCCATGAGCCAGCGCCGGGCGTCGCGCTCGTTCTTAGCGTAGCCCAGCGCGCCCAGGACGGTCACGCAGCGCCATGCGCGGGCATGGGTGCGCTTGTAGCGAACGGGGCCGTAGTGGCCCAGCAGGCGCCCGTAGTAGGTCACGGTGCGCGTCGCATCGGGATGGGTTGTGGTTGTAATCATAAGTTCCCCCATTGGTCGGCCATCGCGTCGGCAATGCCTTGGTATGTTCGGCTGCGTTCGCGCCAGCGATTCGGTCCAGGTGGCATTTTGTGTACGCGCGCCTCGCGCCCCTCCACTATATTGGTCGGCCACAGGGGCGGAAGCCCCTTAAGCCACAAACAGGTTTTTTTTGTCTCGCCATGACCGAATTGCCAAGGCTGGATGATCCAATCGGGTTTGCGGATCTTGCTCGATATAACGGACACCGGGTTTTCCAACGCAATGCGCCGGATGGGCGCGGCGAGCAGGTCACGCACGAAGGCGAGCGCCTGCGCCTGTTCCTCGCGTTTGTCCTTGAACCATCGCGCGCCCGACACGGCCAGATGGGTGCAGGGCGGGTGCGCGATCATAAGATCCCATTGCGAGGTGCGCGTGGCGGCGAGCGCGTCTCCTTGTATGTGCCATGCGGGGTCGCCCTCGCATGGTAGCAGGTCGCAGGACCAAGCGTCATGGCCGCGCGCCCGGAAGGCGTCGCGCACGGTCGCGCTGAACTCGCAGGCGATCAGAACGCGCACGTCACGCCCTCCGATTCTGAGCGCGCACCGCGCGCAGGATGGCCTGGCCGTCGCTCTCCCATACGCCGGACGCGCAGGGGCACGGGTGCGTCGGTAGCTCTCGCGCCAGCTCACGGGCTTGCAGGGCGCGTATGGCCGCCAGCACGGCCTGACCGTAGGCGCGCCGGTCGGCGTCGGGGTTGCGCCTGTAACGGTCCAAGCCGGTGAGCTTAGGGTAGGATTTCTGATTTTCGTCGGCGTCACGGTCGGTATAGGTTTTGCGCTTTGCCATGGTCAGACCTCCAAATCTATAGCGCCAGCATGGCGATTAGCGCGCCCACGACTAGCATTGATGTCAGGGTGAGGATTGCTTCGAGTATCGCGATCATTGGACAGGTTCCGTTGCGTGGGGAGCGGGGGGCGACGCGCAGGGGTGCGCGCCGTGGGGGCGATGGGGCGGATGGGTGTTACGCGCATTAGAAGACGCGGACGGCGTTGGAAAGCTTCTGGGTCAGACCGTATTCCGTCACGGTTGACACGTCAGTATAGGCGACATCCCAGCCTCTAGGAGTGGGTTCGCGCTCCCATGACCATTTAGCGTGAGTGTCAAGCTGCGCCCAAATGGGGCGGGGCGCACCCTTGTCGTAGGTGGGGCGGCGGCGGACATCTTCATTGTAAGCGATCTCGCCGGGGGTCGGGTTATGCGTCATGGCGTGGGTTCCTTCAAGCTGAAAGCGTGAAAACGTAATTGCCATTTGGCAATGAACCGGTTCCGTCAATAGCGACGCCTGCCCATGCAAGCTTGTCCATTAACGCATCCGCCGCCATGCGCGCGTTGTCATCGGTTGACGCGCCATAATGATACGGAACCGTCACGCTGGCGCCGCCAGCAACAAAAGCTTTGAAACGTGACCCCCGGCTATTCGTGGGGCCAAAATAGCGGACTTGGATGGCTTTCATTGTGTTTGTTCCTTTTTTTGATCTCATCAGACGGCGCGTGACGCCGTGACGGGCGGTTGCCCGTTTCGACCTGTTATTGCGCGGCGAGAAACGCTTGCAGGATGGTTTCTTTGGGGGCGATTGACCAAGTGGCGATGTTCTTCTGAAACAGATCCGCCATTTCCTTTTGTATCGCCACGATGTTCTTGCCGGTTGAACGTTTGAACGCGGACCATTTTTGCGTCTTAACCGAAAACACGCGCTGCCAAACGATAGGGGCGGACGTGTTGTGGTTGTACGAGATCCACAGTTGGTTTTTGTATCCGTTCTGAAATTGCATTTCGCCGATCAGGGTGGCTGTCTTATGGATGTACGTCATGGTGCTTGCTCTCCGTGTTGGCGCTCTGATTGGCGCTCTATGACGCCCCCCGTGAGGGGCGCTTAGAGCGTCGATCAGCGCGGGCCCTCCCGCATGATCGTGCCCGCCATCATCCAGATGATCCAACCGATGAAAGAGGTGAGGAAGATCAGGGAGCCCATCACGTCGTTTTCCATTTTGCGTTCCTTCGTTTGCGCCGTTTCGATGACTAACCCTACTCTCGTCATTTAGGCTTGTAAAGCTTTTTAATGCAAGATAGCGAAAATAGTTTTTAGGCGTCTTTTTGGCGGCCTGTTAGGCGTGGGATTAGGCGTGGGGATTGCCTAGGATTGCGGGGAGTTTGGCTATTTAGGCTAATGATAGGTTATACGTTAAGAAAAAATGATTTTTATATATAGGTGTATATGGGGCGCGCTGATCCGCGTTTTGGCAGCGATTTTTTCCCCGCGCCTAAAGTGCCTAAAGTGACTAAGTGCCATTGCCGCCCCGCGCACCTAGGCGCGTCACCTAGGCCATTTAGGCCATTTAGGCCATTGGCAAACACTAGCCTAAAACGCCTAACGCCAGGTGACGCCATGCGAGCGCAGGCGAGCGCAGGACGCATTGTGCGACTGCCAGCGCATAGCCTAAAACGCCTAAGCCCCAGGCTTTATTGCTCAGGCCATGTAGCTATTGCTCTGTTTTAGTTGTATAGCTGTGCTTGTGTTGCAACATAAACATAACAATTCATGGGGCTATTGCCATGCTCTAGCAACTTAAGCGCAGCAATTCATGGGGCTATTGCCAAGGTCATGTAATTATTGCCAAGCTCAAGGGGGGGGGTAGGGCCTGCCGCCGCCCGGTCATGGTCACGGAGGGATTGCAAACAATTTTTTTTAAATATAAAATGTCTTACATGACATGGCACACGCTTCCACATGACACGCGCAAGCTTCAGGCAACTGAGGCGCGGCTTGACGCAATCTATTGGGCGGCGCGTAATGGCTTGAAGGGCGACACGCTGGCGCTGGCTGCTGGGATGCGTCCGTCTGAGTATCGACAGCTCTGCGAGTTTGATCCGCTGACGGAGATGGCGGAACAGAAGGGACGCGCTGACGGCGAGATGGAAGTCTCCGGCATCTTGCATAACGCGGCGCGGCAGGGCGACGCCAA